ATATAACATATAATTTATGTTGTTGCACCCCCACCCCCAACCAGAACACGAAACCGGAGACCCCGGGCACGGTAATAATTACTCTACCCCCATAGGTCTTGCTCTACGAATCAGTGATCCCCTGCGCCCCCCGCCTCCCGGCTTTCAGCCTGCGGCGTTCGGCGCTTTCGGTTTACCCGGGTACGGTGTTATTAAATATGCCCCCTATCTGGATATCTATGCCCATTAACTTCTCTTCTTGCCCTATATGCTCTGGCTTAGTCTTTAATGGCCCTGTCCCTTCTGGCATGCCCCAAGATTGCCTTTGCAACTGCCCCCCAGCACCAGACTTACCTTCGGTTCACCTACCCGCCTCTGACACATACTCGGCAGACTTAGCGGCTACCACCATAATTAACCACCCAACGAAAGGAGTTAATAATGATTAACAGCACCGATGATATTTCTTATCTCTATACAGAACAACAACGCTCTGCCGCATTCAATGCTATGGTTAAAGAGACAGGTTGGGATAACCCCTTAGGGTTTACCGCCGATACTTTTGATTATCATTTCTTTTTAGCTTTACAGAACGATAAACTTTCCTTCGGTGGCCGGCAGTTATGGGAATGTTATCAAAAGCATTTAAGAAAGGTTAAGGATGCCTAAAGGCTATCGTAAAAGTAGGGAGCCTATAGACCCTCTACATCGGTTTAGACGGGATAATACCCCTGGTCTCATCAATCCTTTTGAGCTTATGGCCCAACAGTTAGGGGCAGAGGATACCCGGCAGACCCGCCTCTCTGATCCCTATACGTTTATCTTTAAGTACGCCTATACCCTGGATCCTCACGACTCTGCCTCTCCCATTAAACGCTTCCCTGATTATCCTTATATTCGCTTTATGATTAAAGAATGGCTTGAGAATCATTCTATTATTGTCGTTAAGAGCCGGCAGATGATGGCGTCTTGGCTGTTTGTAGCTCTTAACCTATGGCTTGCCATGAAGTATAGCGGTCAATATATCTTTTTTATATCAAAGAAGGAAGATGACGCCGGCTGGTCCAGCCAACTATCTTTACTCTCCCGCGCTATGTTTATCCATGAGCACCTTCCTAAGGAATTACAATACGGCTTTAAGCGCAGCACTCAACCGGCTATCCTTACCTTTCCCAAGAAGAATAGTTGCATACATGGTGTATCGCAGGATTCAGACGCAGTAAGACAATATACGTCAAGCAGCGTTCTTTGCGACGAGATGGCCTTCCAGGAGCGGTCGGAACAAGTCTTTGCCAGCTTAAAGCCTACTTTGGACGGCCGCAAGACTAAGCTTGACCTCGGCGAAGGGCGGTTTATTGTCTTGCCCAAGATGGTAGGTGTCTCTACCCCGAATGGTAAAAGGAATCTATTTTATAAACTGGTGCATGATGTCAATGAATAAAATTGTAGATGATAATTTTTTAAAAAATGATCTTGGTCTTATAGGCGTAGATTATTATATTATGAGAAATTATTTAGGTTTAGTGGAAGGTGGAAGCCGGTAAGAAAGGAGATAAAATAATGGTTGATGAGAAACGTGCTAATCCAGATCCGGTCAAGGAAAAAGAATTACTATCCAAGATGAGCGATCGACAGTTATTCTCCCGGGTACTTATACGATTGGTCATGGCTACGTTCAAACCCTCTACGGGGGTACAGTCTTTGTTGGAAGAGTTACAGAGGAGGGAGAAGGAATGCTAAACATATTCATTAAAACAATTCCACACAAAGAGCATAGGTATGAAACAGTCGGAGACTGGATTACGGAATTATGGCCTGCAGCTAAAGGTAAACGTAAAAAGGTTGATGTCGTTAAGGTTTCTGATATGAAGAATAAAATATATGAATTTCTTGTGGCTATGCACGAAGTGGATGAGCAGTTCCTTTGCGGGCTGGCCGGTGTCACGGATGCTCAAGTTACCGCCTTTGATGTCCAGTTCGAGAAAGACCGCTTGGCAGGGGTGTATGGACCGGAGGCTGATCCAGGCGATTCCCCTGCGGCGCCTTATTATGCCCAGCATCAATTCGCTAAGAAGCTGGAAAAACTACGGTGTAAACATTTAGGCGTTGATTTTAAGGAATACGATACCTTTTTAATGAATTTTGATGGTTAAAACCATACTCACTAGCCTGATTTTCGTCTTGGCCGCCTTGCCTCTCGTGGCCAAATCGCCGCCGGCAGACCTCTACAAGGGGTAAGAGCAAAGAGCATGACTAAACCGGAATTATTGTGTAAGGGCTTACATAAATACCGTAACGAGAACGGTTTCCTCGTCATGCGGCTGCATTATACCGCGGATCCGGATAAGGATGAGGCCTGGGCGTTAACGACCAAGAAAGGATATATTGTCGATATATGGAATCAGGAGATGGAACTGGACTTCTCAAGGTCTAGCGGTAAGCGCGTATACCCTGAGTTTCGGTCTGACCTGCACGTCACCACCTTAGAATCCATCCCTTTTCGGGATATCTACCGCGGTTGGGACTTTGGCTACCGCCACCCCTTCTGCGTATTCTTCCAGATCGACGAGAAAGGTAGCCCTTTGGTGCTTAATGAGCTGATGGGTACGGATATTGTTATTAACAAGTTCGCGGAGCAGGTTTTGGAGATGTCGGATAAGCTTTATGCCGGCTATACCTTTAAGGACGCCGGGGATCCTGCGGTAAGGGCTAAATCGGATAAGAACGAAAAGACTACGGCCGATATCCTTCGGGGGTTTGGGATACGGATACAATCCCGGCCAAGCAAGGTCAAGGACGGTATTAATCTTGTCCGTAATCTATTATTGCCTAAATATGATGGTGCGGCCAGGATCAAGTTTGATACCAAGTGCCATATTCTTATAGACGGATTTTTGGGGGGTTATGTGCGGTCGGAATCGGACGAAGAGAGCCCGGAAAAAGACGGGTTCTACGAGCACGGCCAGGACGCCTTGCGCTACGGCCTTCTCGTATTGTTTAATACTAAAACTTATGAAGTTATACGGCCGGCGCGGGTGGTGTTCCGTAAGCGTTTAACGGCTGATGCCTCTACGGGGTATTAGGTGATACCTTGTGTGGTATAATATTATTAAGTAGGAGGTTTTATTATGAGAACAAAAGGTGCTATCGGTAAAATGAAGAAAATAAAACTTGTTGACATGGCACAGATTAAATCTCCTTCTACGACAATGAAGAAAATTTCCGGCGGTGCCCCCAGGATAAAATCATTTAATAAAAGTTTTTTTACCCGTGCGGCGAAGAAATCTTTCTAATATGCGGGTAAAGATAGACTTAAAGGATAAAGATAAATGTACGGATTGTCCTTTATTGCATCATTGGGTGGGGATTTATTCGGAAAAGAATTGGTGCCCTTTATACGATCTTTATGTTGAAGGCGTTAATTGGTTACGTCCACAACGATGTAAGGACGCAAATGGCTTGTGAGGTAACCGTGGAACAGAGATGCAAATGTTGCCGGCGGTTATTGTGCAAAATTTTAGAAAGAGATTGTAATTTTAAGATCGAGATACGTTGCGCGAAATGTGGAAAAGATAATTTAATCTTTTCCAAAGAACAACAGAGCGCTTAAAGCGCCATAGACGTAGAGCGTTTAAAACGCCCGGGTCGGAACCTTTCTTGGTTCTGATTCGGGCTTTTTTATTTTAGGACTTACAAGGCTTCTCCGGCCTAAAAAAGGAGAAAGGGATTATGGAAAAAGATATCGTGAAAGAAGGCGTAGCCTTAGCCGAAAAAGAAGGCAGAGAAAAACAGGTGCAGGAGGTTAAAAGGATAGTGCATCGAACGCTTGAAAAGATTGCTGATTTGGATACGAGGGTAAAGGAGTTACAGGAAGAACGTAGGATCCTGAAAATGGATCTTGACGACCTTAAAGATGGAAAGCTGGATAGGATCGAAGAGCGCCAGCACAAAGATGATCGGGCGCGTAGAGTTTCCGTGGTGATCATTGAAAGAGAAACGATACGGGAGAATATAGTACCGGTTCCTTATCCGGTCTATCCTCCGGTTAATCCGTGGCGGCAACCGTGGACAGTCACCTGGAATCAGACATGGGTAGGGGATAATTGTCTTTCGGGAGCATCGATGGGGACTGGCATTAACGGGACTATGGGGACTTATAATACCGCCGTGATCGATTGCTCGGTGGCTAAAGACGCAGCGGTGGGTTCGTACAACGTATCAGGGTCGATAGTAAATTTTAGATAACAGGTTCGAGAAGCCTTGTAAGTTTTTAAATCGGAGGTAAATATGCCAAAAGGAACAAAAGTTGAAAAGTTATATACGAAATTAAAAGGGTTAGGTTATGGTAAGGCGGCGAGTGCTAAGATCGCACAAAGTAAAACTGGCCAGGCTTTAGCTACGGGACGCAAGCCTAAAGGGAAAAAAGGAATGAAAAAAGGACGCCGTTAATGCCCAAAAACATTGACAAAAAAACATCGGACGACGTTTTAAAGAAAGAAAAGAAAAAACGTATGTCTATGATGTTGGATTTATCTCCTGAGATTCAGCAGGATATTGTTTCCCGGGTTATCGCTGACGTCGAGAATGACGAGAAAGACCGCGCTGAGTTCATGGCCGAGCGCGTTGAGATTATGAATATGTACGAAGGTAAAAAGGAGCCGAAGAACGATCCTTTCCCCGGATGCGCCAACGTACGT